TAAATTTTTGAACCTATTTATAGTAGACATTATTTTAATTCCCTGTTATTGCTCCCCAAAGTCTTTTAAAGTATCCTTCTTTTTCTTTTTCTTCTAATGGTAATTGGTCAAGATAATAATGTTTAACATCATTTGACAAACCACTACTTTCGATTTCATCGGCTGCTTCTTTAACTGACATTTTACCATCTTCAACTTGTTTTATTAAATTATCCCAAACGATAAAACTGTCATAAGACTTTCCAGTAACTGGGTCTACCTCTTTCGGTGGATTAATAAAGAAGTTTTTAAGGTCATTACTTAATTGTTCAAAAGCTCCATCAGGTCCTACTGTTAATCTTGCGTTTGTTGCTCCATTATTTAATTGACTTTGTGTAAATAAGTCACTTTTAGTATCATTTTCAGTATCAATCTTAGAACCAGTAGTTGCTCTCCATTGTCGGATACTTTCATTGGTTGCGAAAATTCTATCCTCTCTGTCAGCATCTCTTTGGGCTTCTTCCTCTCTAGTTTTTAATCTTGAGAATACATCATTCAAAGCTGGGTCGTAGATACCAGCGTAAGCTTTTTCAATAGCGGCCAATTCCTGTGGACTGTAAGCTATACCGGAATCTTTACCTACTTTGTAAGGGTCTGTAGTTCCTGTTGCAATATCATTCCGAGTATTATTCATATTAGTTGCACGAGTATTTAGAGCCTCTGTTGATTCGTCTGGGTTAGCTAGAGCATCACCAGCGTATTGTGTAACATCACCAGTTCCTTTACTTGCAGGAATTTTTAGAGCCACACTATTAGCATATTCTTCCGGTGTGTAATATTTTCCTGTAGCTGGATTCATATACTTTGATTTTTTAGGTGGGGCTGTTTGTTCCTGCTGACCGAAAAGAGTTGGTGGAGTAGATGTTTGAGTAGCCATTGATGGAGGACTAAATAACTGAGAACCGGGAGTAGTACTAGGAATACTATAAGAACCACCACCATTAGGAAGTTCCCTTGTTTGTGTTTTACTGTAGAACGGATTGTTCTTATCGATTAGATTGTAGAATGGATTTGATGGATTCATAATATTAATATTGATTACCTGCTCCTGTTGCTAATAATTTATTGCCTTTATTCCATAACAATCCAGCCGCTCTTTGATTTGCAACAGCTTTCTTTTGCGTATTTACAGTTCCTTGATAGTTGTATTTGTTTGGATTATAGACACTTGATAATGCGTTTGAACTAACTCCACCTCTTGCTACATTAGGATTGTAAGAATTTCCTCCCAAGTTATAGTACTGAGATAACCCATTAGCTGCTTCGTTTCCGTATTTATATTGATAGTCTCTAGCTGTGTTTCCAATATCTCTACTAAGAGAATCTAATTTTGAAGCTTGGTCTTGTTCATAAGCTCGAGCTAGATTTTTTTCTCTTTGAACTCTTCCCCCTGAGAATAATACCCCTTGATTAGCTGCTGACTGGTCAGATTTTGTCTTGTCGCTTTCGAATTGCTGTCCTGAGTTTAGTAAGTAATCCTGATAATTGGCTTTTTTTTCGGCTAAAGCAGACTCTGCATCAGCTGTTTCCTTCGATTTTAGGGCATCGTAATACAACTTATTGTCATCTTCAGCCTGTTTTAGGGCTGTTTGTTGCTCTTCTAAGCTAAAAGGTTGTCCAAATTGGTTAACTAAACCACTTAAATCACCAGTTTCAGCTGCATAAGCTAAATCTTCTGCTGTGTTTCCTTTCGCTATAGAAGCTTGAATGATAGGGTTCGCTTCCAAAGCAGCTGTATACTCTTCTTCTGAATATGGTTCGTCACTACCACCTCCCATCGTTGCATTACCTCCATTCCAATTAGGATTAGGTTGCCCTGTTTGAGTATTGAATTGATTCATAGGGTCATCAGGTGCTCTTCCATAAGCGTATGGAGTTGGTTGTGCGGGTACGGCTGGTTGTGCAGGTTCTGCAACATTCGAAGCTCCGGCCATAGGATTACCAGAAGCAGCTGCAATAGACCTTGGTCCCCAATACCCCGGGCCAGAAGTATTATCTACACCATTTATATCTTGCCAGTATTTTACTGCTTGAGTAGTTGCTGGACCATAAATTCCCGGACCAGTATTTATTTGTGCTTGTGTTAGAAGACCCTCTGACAACAAAAACTGCTGAAGTTTTTCGACTTCTGGTCCTCTTTGTCCGGGTTGTAAATTTGTTGTTGGGTACATATTATTAATTAAATTATATTGTTAATATTTTGTTTATGCAAACTCCTATACGAAAGCAAGTTGTTTCCAACTTGAACCATCATGACCGTAAAAGTAACCAGTTAATGAATTATAATAAATTCCACCAGCTGCTCCACCGGGAGCTGATGTTTCAGAACTCATATATATTGCTTTCGGGTCATCTATATAAGCTCCTGAACTAAATAATAGAACATCACTTGCTCCAAGTGTTATTCCACCATTTGCTGTAATAAGTCCACTAAATGTGTTTGTACTTGTAAATGTATTAGAACTTCCCTTCACAGCATATCCAGCACTCGCATGATTTCCCCATCCGTAAGCTGTATTCCAGTTAGATGAATTATTTGTTATTGAAGAACCCCAACCTGAACCAGTCGAAAGAGCTATTCCTGCACTTGGATAACTTGCTGAAGGCCAAGATGTTCTGGTAGTTCCATTCAAATTTATTGATGGAGTATTAATATTTCCATCATTATCTACAGAAAAATTAACAGCACCCCCTGTACTGTATAACCATAATTCACCACTAGAACGAACCGATAATGAAGCTGATTGCCCATTTCCAATAGCATCAATAAAGGTAGCAATTCCAGTTCCACCAAATCCTCCAGACCAAATTTCTGTACCATAAGAATAAGTAGCATCTGTTGAGCCAGTTAAAGCAATTCCACCACCAATACGAACCTGACTTTGAGTAGAGTCAGTACTTGACCCATCTAAAAGAATTGTATTTGTATTTGAAGAGTTATAAAATCTAATATCATCATTAGCCCCTGTTATAACGACACGGTGTCCTGTTCCATCATCAGTTTGAATAGTTCCCCCAGTAATAGTAAGCCCTGTTAAAGACCCAGCTGTAACTGCTCCTAAAACTGTAATTGAAAGAGCATTAATATATCCGGTATCAACTGTATCTCCAATAATAGTAGTAACTCCAGCAGAGTCTTCAGCTGTTCCTATACCAACATTAGTTCCAACCACTAATTGTCCTGCTGTGATTTTAGAAGCATCAATTGTATTCGCTAGAATGTTATCACCAACAATCTGAGTAGCTTCGTTAAGATTAAAGGTAGCAGAGACAGCTGCATCTTCAGCTACAGCAATAAGAACCTTACCTAAACCAACAGCATCAGATGGTGTTATAGAATGTTTGTAGGTGGTAGTAGGATTGACTGGGTCTAATAATGATAAATAAATATAAGTTTTCTGAGTCATTGCTCCAGTAGTACCGGCAGAAATAGTATAGGTGGTTCCGTCAGCAGAAATAAAATCCCCACCATCCCAAACAACAGTGTCAGCGGAATCAGAAGTGAAAACACAAGTTTGTGTCCATCCCCAATTAGAAACATCCAAAACAGTTGTCGGATAAGTACCCGGCTCCAACTGAGCTCCATTGATTAGAACATTGCTAGTATTTATATCTTGAGCAGCCCCTCCAGAAGCTAATGGTACAGGAGTATCAGGGGTTGAATCAGCAGCCAAAAACTCAGAACTTTTAGTCTCCATGTCCTGAGATGTATCTTTATATAAAAATCTATTTAAAAATAATTCGCTTAAACGCATGTTTTTAGTTTTTATCTAACCCTTTATTTTGAATTGAAAGTAATTCTATACTTTCAAATACTATTGGTTCACCGTTTGAATATCCTTTTATTCGAAGTCGTGATTCATTAAAATCATCAGTAGTTACATTTGGGAATAGTGAAACAAAATCTTCTCCGATTGTATCGATGTCCTTCCATTTATTTACTCCCATAGAATCAGTTTGGTATTGAACGTCAGTACCTCCTCCATTATCAACCATGAATGCTAAACCACTGATACCCTTTGAATGAGAATCCATTTCTGTATATGAACGCCATCTGTCTATTATGTCGAAATAAATATCCTCTCCGAAATCTGTATAACCAGAATCTAATTTACCAACAAGTCCGTCAGCTGTTCCTACCACCTGTTCAATAGTTGTACCGTTATCGTAACTAATCAAAGCTGTTATATCGTTATCATCAAAATCATAGATAGTCCAAACTTGAGTAGAGATTGTATATCTCATCTGGCAATTCTTGTAGGTTACACCTTCAACAGTTACCTCTCCAACTGACCATTTAATTGCATCGTAACCATCGTAAATACCTACAACATTCTCATAGGAAGCTCGTGGGATTGCTTTAACAAAGTCGATTACTCGCCTTGAGATTTCAGTTGGTTGACCATCGTATGTGAATTTGTAGAACCCGGAAGAGTGATGGAAATAGATACCGTCTTTTCCTTGAACTATAGATTCCTGAGAATATGTTCCAACATTGTAGGCTGGGTATGGGTCAACATTTTCTGTCCCGTAGACACGATAGATATGATTCTGTTTGAAAAGTAATAGAGCTTTCGGAACTCGGAATAACCCTGTCATAGACTCTCCGTTCTGAGGTGAAAACTTCGCAATGAAATTCGTAGTAATATCAAAAGTTAATGGTGTATCGTAACTTATCCCATCTGTAGATTGAACAATATCTGTGTAGTAAAGAATATCCTTAGAAGCATCTCCCACCCAAACACGGCCATCGAATCCAGCTTGAATAAAATCAGCTTTAGGGAATGTAGCGGGGACATCAGTTGTATCAAAAGCTCCACCTGCTGAAGTTTTAGGTACATCTCCTGCATTACCGTTAACCATCCAAGTTCTATTTAGGAACTGACTGAATCTAGCTTTAGCAGAACCAGTTAAACCAGAACGGACTTCTGACCATGTCCCTGTAGCAGAACTTAAAGACTGAATAGTATCGTCTACTTGAGCAAATAAATATTTAGTTGCACTCGATTGAGAATTTAGAGAACCAAAAGCATTTACACTACCATCTAATGTTGAAGCATAAGTTGCTACTCCGGGCCTAGTAGTCATAGCACCAATCCTGTCGAAGTTAACATTCACAGATAATTGAACAGAGTTCTCTGGACAGATATTGTCATTCAACTGAGCAGAACGGATTATTCCTTCTGTTGGTGATGGTATTTTTATATTTTTTATGGTTTCTGACATATTTTTATTTATTAGGTTTAACTTTCCTATCCCCCTCCCCATCCGCAAAAATAGGAAGGGGGTAGAAAAACTAAGTTCTAGTAACTAATACATTGATAACCGTATCACTTGATGGGTCACCAGAGAATGTCACATCAACAGAACCAGCATTGGTTACTGCTGAAAGAACTGAAACGTTGTTCGTTCCATTATCAACTAATTGAACGAATACTCGGTCAGTTCCAAGTACGTTAGCGTAATCACCAGCTGACAAGTTTTCAACTGAACTACCTCCTGCTGTAGTAGTAATTGCGTCAACGATAATTCCACTAGGACCTGTGTAACCTGTTGCACCAGTGTAGCCAGTGTAGCCAGTTACTGCTGAGTCAGCACCGGATGGACCAGTGTAACCAGTAGGACCAGTGTAACCTGTTGGACCTGTTGGACCTGTTACAGTTGAAGCTGCACCATCATCACCAGTGTAACCTGTTGGACCAGTGTAACCTGTAGCTCCATCTGCTCCATCTGCTCCAGTATCACCAGTGTCACCGGTTGTTCCTATAGGACCGACTGGACCAGTGTAACCTGTTGGACCATAACCTGTGTAGCCTGTGTATCCAGTATACCCAGTATCACCGGTTGGACCTGTATAACCAGTTGCACCTGTTGCACCTGTTGCGGATGTAGCTCCGACTGGACCTGTATAACCTGTAGGACCAGTTGCACCAGCTCCAGTGTAACCTGTGTAGCCAGTTGCTCCTGTTGTTCCAGCTCCAGTGTAACCTGTGTAGCCGGTTGGACCTGTGTAGCCAGTTGCACCAGCTGCTCCAGAACCAATAGCTGTCCAAGATGGGTTAGCAACAGTACCTGTCATTTGATAAACGGCAGAGCCATCTAAATCTTGCAAAATACATTCCAATGCGAAAATATTTGCATAATCTGTCCCTGCGTATGGTGTACCACCTGTGATTGTCCCGAAGGTAATCAATTGGTACGAACTTGTATTACTTGGTTGTTCCTGTTGTTGAATATCAACTAACGGAATCAACGGATTTTGACCTAATGCCATAATAATTTTTAATTTAATTAATTTGTAATAACAGTACCTTGCCCTGTGTAAAGATTATCAAACAAAGCTTGAACTAATGATTCGAACTTCTTTAAGTCTGGGTCGTTACTCTCTAATGAAATATCCTTTCGGTATTTAATAGCGTAACGCAAGTACCATTTGTAAATCTCTCTGTAGTGCTCTGAAAGCTCTTGATAGAGATTTTCAACTTTATCAATTTTCTTGTAGTAATCAATGTAGAGATTTTTTCCCTGCATTGAATCTGGAATGATTCTATCGAAAAACAATTTTCCGTCATAAACTGTGTAACAGACCGGCTGAGAAATTGTCGGTCTCGACCAGACCCTCGTTCCAGATGGAATTACCCTTGTTATTCCAGTTACTCCAAGTAACTGATTCGTTGTTAAGTCTATACTCGTGTATGCAATTTGTTCTATATCTTCGTCATAATCTGTTGTAGCAATATAAGCTACTCCTGAATCTGAATCCGGAAAATCTCCTACACTATTTAATGTTATACTCACTGCACCTATAGCTGCCTCGGCTGTTGTAGTTCCTCCTTGAACTGAAGCCCCTACATTATTCCAATCTTTCTTATCTACATACCTTAAATTATAAGGTGCCATTATATTGTCTACCAAGAATCTAGCGGCTAAAACAGAACGGTCAGTCTCACTGAAATCAATATCGTCAGGTAGGTCTACAGAATTAGTTCCTGCTAAAACTTGAATAGGATACTCGAACTCCTGTTGCCAAGCGTGACGAATACCATATAGTTTAGCTTGAGTAAATTTCCTAGCGTCATCAATTGCTGATAAACAGAAATCAACTGTAATCTTAGGGTCATCTTCTGATACTCCCATAGCTTTTAGAACTGGAAAAATAACATTCGCTACAGAATTAGTTGGATAACCTGAAACACTTATTGGAGTAGACGCATCAGATGTTAAACCTGTAAGTGAATTTTTCCACTGAATTTTGTAGTAGTCCGTTGAAAGACCTGTTGTATCGTAAATAACTGTTTCCTGTTGTGTTGTAAAAAATGTTTGGGTAGCCAATACAGAGTAAACTCCGTCTACTGTGGCACATTTTGAAACAACTATTTGGTCGTACTTCAATTCACTAACTAAATCACCTCGACTATGAGCCATCAAAGTAGCCAAAGTCACGAACGATGATGTTGTATTAGAAGTAGAGGTTACGATTTCAGCATTCTCAGCTCCTATAGATGAAAGTAATAGCAAGATGGAACCATCTGTAAAATCTGTTGTATTTTCAACAGGTACAGCTAGAACCCCCGCAGCAATATTACTACTCATATAAGTAGAAGCTTTGATGTCCAATTGATTTGGGACTTCAATCGTGTTCCCTATATTGTGTTTTATATTTATTTGGGGATACATCTTGTTTTTTAATTAATTACTAATACCTATACTATAATTTTATACTCTATATTTTATTTAATCAATTTTCTTGCTTTTACAGAGTTGTTAACTGCCTTAGAAATTTCACCTAAAATCAATCCTAATATACCGATTGATGCTGGGCTAAGATATGGTGAAAGAATATTAATATTATCTAATATCCCGCCAATAAGTGCGGCTAATACTAACATTCCTAATCTCCAGTAAAATGATTTGAACCTATTACTTAACAAAACTGCTTTTATTTTATTTAACATATTTTTTTTTAATTAAAACTAATAAGGTTAACTTTATATTTCCAGTTATCTATAACCGGGTCTACACCATCTTCTATTTTAACCATCTTATCTGTCTGACTTTCTAACAGGTAGCAGTCTAATTTATTATCTATAATAATAACCGCTCGATGGTACCCAATATGTTCGTTAGTTTCTGGATTAAGTAACTCTACAGTAAATCTACCTGCTGTATTTAATTCATAAATATCAGCACAGTAAGCACAAAAAGAACTTGCGAAGTTATCACAGTCAAAAGTATCAGCTACATATTTTCTTTTGTTAGTCCAATCATTAGCTATAATAGTTTTCCAAGTATCTATATCTGTAGCATGGAACTTCTCATCGGCAAGAACTGGCATTAACCCAGTGAAATGTTGTACATTTTTTATCATTTCAACTTGAGATAAAATCCTTTTATCAAAGGGAGTTGCTTGATTCAAAAACCACTTACCTTTATTTATAAGTTGTGAACCTAAACTTCTATATAAGTTAAACTTTTTTGATGTTTCTGCGTCCATATTATATTTCTAATAACTTCTTAGCTAATAATGCTCGGTCCTCATCTACATGAGACCATCCTAATTTGTAAGTTTCGTCCATCTCTGAACCTTGAGCGAAATGGTGATGTTGTACTACGGCTTTTTGCGACCTAACAAACACTCCTAATTTTCTCATTTTTGCTAGAAGCAAATTATCAACTCCAACATGATGGAAATCAGTGTCAAAAACTTCACCTATCTTTTCGATAATGTCCTTGCGAATCATGAAATGTTCGTTGATGTTCCCTTCATCTGGATAGACAGTACCTGTATTGAAGGCCACATAACCTTTTTCACCTTCGTATAAAGCTTGTAAAATTGAATTAGGTGTAAATTCTGTATCGTTGGAAGCGAAGACGACCCAATCACCTGTTGATTCTTCGACTCCTTGTTTTACTAACTTGGGAACTCCAGTTCTGTTCTCAAAACTATCCTCTTTAACAATAATTTCTACTTTATCTTTAGGGTAATTAAGCTTATCAATTGAGTCTAAACAGCGTTTTAGGCCTTCTTCTCTTCCTAAGGTTGGAATAACAAAGCTTATTTTAGGTAAAACAGATGTTTTCTTCCTAATAACTCCTCCAAAACTCCATCCTTCCATAACTGTAACTAATTCACTTAACTCGAATCCGGGCATTTTTTCTATAATCTTTGCTAAAGCGTCACGAGTAAATGCGTGTTTATGGCAACCACCGCTAAGCATTGGATTCATAGTATCAACTACTTCATCGTCTGGTAGGATAAATATAATTCTACCTTCTTCTTTTAGAATCCTCTGCCATTCAAATAATGTTTTTTCAGTATCTCCCATGTGTTCTATGATGTGACTGGCTAGAATAACATCAACTGAATTACTTTCAATTGTAGGTAAGTCATCAACACTGGCTACTACATCTACTCCTTCTTTTTGTTCAATATCAACTCCAATAGCTCTGTCTAATGTTTTGAAAGTTGAACAACCTAAGTCATAAATAACTTTATCGTTATCAGTAATTCTTTCTAATTTGAATAGTCTCTCTGGATGAGTTTCTTGAGGTATACTGAACTTCTCATCTAATTCCTCTTGAGAATATCTTTTCATATATAATCTTCTAAGAGTTTCTTTGTCGGCCTGTTCTGTTCGTGTTGCTCCCACAAAGATTGGGTCAAAAGCACTTCCAGCATCAATACAGGTAATGTTGGGATTTTGTTTTAGTGTTCTAGCAATTAAATACTTAGCTGGCATTCCACAACTGAAAATAAATATATCATTATCTTCAGGTCTTAAATCTGAACCTGTAATATATTCGAAAGCATTTACTAATGGAACTTCAACATGTTTAGCTCCTAGTAATTCACAAACTCCTTTTAATCTCTCTGGTCCGATAAAGAATTTCCTGCGTGGTGATTCTTGAACTGTCACCCAGAAGTTTCGAACTTTCTCTAAGTCATTATCTTTTCTATGAAGTAAGATGTTGTAATTTTTTTGGTCATCCCATTCTACAATATCAGCTTTATCTTTTAGAAATTCAAAAGATTCTTTTAATGCTTTACCAAGTTCTTCAGAGTACGGATGGTTATCACAGTTTGCTCCTGTCTCTCCGTTCATACATGCTAACTCACCATCACCTCTTTTTACGAAAGTGAAGTTTTCATTATTCTTTATTTTTTTAAGATACTCATCTGACTTGAAACTCTGGTCTACTCCATAAAACTGTCCATCTTTAATATAACGAGGATGGTTTGGTTTCCAAGCTAAAGCTTTCATGTAATGTTCCTTACTTTTTTCTTTATTACCGGTCCACCAATATGAAATGTAAAGTAATTCATGAGGTACATTCTCATAGTAAGGTTGGTGATTGGAATAGAATGGTAACTGAGTAATTGAGAGTGCAGCTTCTGCATAAGCTATAACTTGTGGGTGCATATTCTTTTGGAAATAATACTCTGCCAACCTCATAAGTGGTTCTCTGCGAGCTTCTTTCTCAACTGACTTAACATACCACTTTAGCATTTCATCGTAATCTTTAAGTGCTTTATAGCAATCTCCAATGTACATCATCGATTGAGCTGCTTCGGTACCCCATCGTCCCATTGAAATATGATTTAAAAATTCTTTAATGGCTGATTTATGTCGTCCTAAATAGAACATCTCCCGAGCAAAATAGTGGGAGTTCCTGTCGTTATCTGGATTATTATAACAATCTATTGCTAGACCTTTTAAGTAACCGGAACGATTAGTTTTTTCATTCTGGTAATGTTCTAACTTAATAATATCTTCTCCGAGATACATTTTATTAGCTTGTCCTTTTAAAACTTCGTGGATAATACCTACCCACTTTAATTTTTTTCTATTATAAAACTTACAGTGTCGGAACTTAATAACTGGATTATTATTTTCATCATGTGAAAATACAAACTCATATTCTAATTGTTCTACACCGTTAGAAATAACTTCGTCTAATTTATCTATATCAAATTTTGTATATATCTCGTCACAGTCTGGTGTGGCAATCATATCATTCTCTGGAAAATCAGCAATGTAATTTCTTGCTGAAGCGTAATCAAAAAGAGACTCACCAGCATTCACTACTGGAGCCTCGCCGTCTACTATAAACTTCTCGTTTATTTTTTTAGCTAATTCTTCGTCAACGTTTATTCTAAACTTGTCACCTACTGCTTCTACCTTGCACCCTAACTCTTTAGCTACTTCGATTGTATTATCTGTGGACCCTGTGTCCAATACCCAAATCTCCCCACCTCGGTCCTGATATTCTTTCAAAGACCCTATCATTCTAGGCAAGGTTAATGCTTCATTTTTTGCGATAAGTGCAACACTAAATTTTGGTTTATTCATTATTTTTGCGGATTAATTTTTAATCTGAATCTTTTAAACGTTCTTTAATAAATTCTATGTCCTTTTGTATAACTGCTATGTCGACCTTTATTTCATTAACAATTACTAAGGTATCTTTATTTTCTCTAGCTAATACTTCTACTGCTGATAACCTAGCTTGCACCCATGTCCATCCCACAATGAAACTTACTACAAATATTATTACTGCTAGGTTTTCTCTTAATTTTTTGTATGTGGTATCTTTTGACATAATTATTCTACTCCATTAATACTTTTCACTGATGCTATAGCAACACCATTTATTGTTTTTACTGATGCTTTAGCTAGTCCATTCCAAGATTTTAGATTGGCTGGACCTGATGCTGAATCTGTTAATGTCAAAGTTCCACTTGAGGTAAATTTAACCCAAGTCTCTGAACCATTAGTTCCTGTGTCATTTCCTCCTGTGTGGTTAAATTCTGTTGTTGTGTAAGCTACTATTACAACTCCTGAACCGCCATACCCACCATAACCACTACTTGAGTCACCTCCACCACCACCTCCACCTAATCCATTTGTTCCATCTCCTCCGCTTCCATCTCCTCTTCCAGTTCCACCGCCACCTAATCCACCAGCTAAAGTTCCTGATGATGGTGTTCCACCACCTCCTCCTGCATAATAAGTAGCTGTTCCTGTTATTGAATTAGATGTTCCATTTCCACCTGTTCCATTACCAGCACTACTAGCACCTCCCCCTCCTCCACCCCTACTAGAGTCATCACTATCTCCACCATTACCACCTTGCGAACCAGAACCACCATCTGCAAAAAGACCACCTCCACCACCACAGCCACCACCAGAACCATTATTAGCTCCCCCTCCACCTCCACCTCCTCCATTAGCAGTAATAGTTGAAAATACAGAGTTTCCTCCATTACCACCTGCACCATTACTACTGTCACCTCTTTGACCACGAGCGCCAACAGTAACAGTATATGCTTGGGCAGTAACTGTAAAAGCAGAATTATACTGGTAACCACCAGCACCACCTCCACCCCATCCACCTCCTCCACCTCCACCTCCTGCTACTACTAATACTTTTGCTGTGCTCACGATAGTGTTTTATTAAGTTTACTAATACGACCTTTATTTTTATTTCTGCCTTTATAGTTGTCTGTAAGTGAATGGCATTGTTCACAGAGTGTTATACCATTATTCAAATCAAATCTAAGTTCTTCGTAATGTGCAGATGACTTAATATGATGTGCAGTAATATAACCAATAGACCCACAAATACGACAAGCATATCCATCTCTTTCAAAAACAGATTTCCTCCAATTTCTATATTCAAAAGAATTATATCCATTCTTATATTCATTACTAATTCCACCTTTCCAATTACCATTATTTTCACCACTTATTTCTGGACATTTTTTACCTTTGTTATAAGGAATACAACCCTTCTGTCTTCCAAGATTTTCTGAAAATACTTTTCCTAACCTTGCTTTCCCTGCACATTTTCTTGAACAGTATTTTACTCCTCTTCCAGTAAATTCATTATTACAAACAACACAAATCTTAATTGTTTTGTTTCCTTTATTCCATGGTGTTATTCCTTTTTTAAATCTTCCATCTGCCATATTATATCTTTAAATAAATCATAACTAATAAAGCTGTCCAAACGACTATAATTGGAATGATGAAGTATATTTCTTTGTGCCAATAATCACTCATTTTCATAATTAACCAGTTACTGTTATATTATCCATACTTGGATTAAAGAATAAATCGGTTGCACTCATAGCAACACCAACACATCTATTTAATGCGTCTGCTGTGGTTGGTTTAGTTTCTGTAATATCTCCTGCTGTTTCTGAAACAAATAATTGTGCATTAACTGTAAATGCTGGGAAAGCGGCAGCTCTAACTACTCCGAATAATAGCATTTTAGTGGCATCACCATCATTACCTGCAAGGACACAAATCCCCATAGTTCCTCTAGCATCACCATCAGCTGCTGTAATTACATTGGCATCAGCTAATTCCCATCTACTATCTGTAGGGTCTTTGTAACATAAATCACCAAAAGCTAGAGTTGCTCCGGCTGTGCCATCATAAGCTATTCCTGAATATTTACCATCGGCTGACAAAGCATTGTCTAGTGAGAAACCTGCGTTCTCTCCCATGCCTATTTCTGTAGTCATTGGATTCTCTATCCCTGTAGGACCGGTATAACCTGTTGGACCGATTGGACCGGTATAACCTGTTGGACCTGTGTAGCCAGTTGGACCAGTTATTGTTGAATCAGCACCTGAATCTCCAGTATATCCTGTAGGACCAGTGTAACCTGTTGGACCAGTTATTGTTGAGTCAGCTCCTGAATCTCCGGTGTAACCTGTAGGTCCAGTAAAACCTGTAAAACCTGTTGGACCTGTTGGACCTGTTGGGCCAGTATAACCAGTTGGACCTGTTGGACCTGCTGTACCACCAATTTGTTTTAGACTTCCATCACTATTGTAAGTTCCATCTGTGGTCCAAGTATCTCCTACTGCAAGTGTAACTTTAGAAACAATTCTAGTTCCTCCTGCACTAATAAGACTCAAACTGAAAGTAACTGGCGCTACATCAGCATTATAAATAGTGATTGTTTTAATTACTCTACGAGTATCCGCAGCTGGAGCTGCAACAACAGTCACTGGGGTAGTTCCATTTGAAACTAGGTCAGTAGACCCTTCGACAAAATCTGTGCCGTCATCGTCAGCCCAAGAAGCCACGATGTCGCAATCATTCGTATCCTTAGCACCGGCTAAGACTAAAGACATTGTTTTTGTGACTGCATCTAAAATTAGTGTTTGCATATTATATTATTAATTATTATTAATTTTTAACTTATAAACCAAGAGAAAGCATCACTTCCTGAACCCTCTCCTTGTGGACCTGTATAACCTGTATATCCAGTGTAACCAGTTACTGTAGAATCTGCACCTGAATCTCCGGTATAACCTGTTGGACCTGTATAACCAGTGTAACCTGTTGCTCCTATTGGACCTGTATAACCAGTATAACCAGTGTAACCAGTTGGACCAGTTACTGTTGAATCAGCACCAGATGGACCTGTGTATCCTGTTTCTCCGATTGGACCAGTATATCCTGTTGGGCCTGTTGGACCAGTATATCCAGTTGGACCAGTAACTGTAGAATCAGCACCAGATTCTCCTGTATAACCTGTATAACCAGTATATCCTGTTGCTCCTGTTTCAGCTGCTAACCCTTCAGGGCCAGTATAACCTGTAGGACCTGTAGGACCTGTTGGACCAGTCACTGTTGAATCAGCTCCTGAATCTCCTGTATAACCTGTTGCTCCTGTGTATCCTGTAAAACCTGTTGGACCAGTCACTGTACTATCTGCTCCAGAATCTCCTGTGTATCCAGTTGGACCTGTATAACCAGTTGGGCCTGTTACTGTTGAATCAGCACCAGAGTCTCCAGTGTAACCAGTATCTCCAGTGTAACCAGTTGGACCTGTGTATCCAGTGTCTCCTTGACTACCAGTGTCTCCTGTATAACCTGTTGGACCAGTTACTTCTGAATCAGCACCAGATGGTCCTGTATAACCAGTTGGACCAGTGAATCCTGTTGGTCCAGTTACATCTGAATCAGCACCAGATGGTCCTGTATAACCAGTTGGACCTGTGTATCCAGTAGAACCAGTATACCCAGTGTCTCCAGTGTATCCAGTGTAACCTGTTGGACCGATTGGACCAGTGTAACCTGTTGGACCAATTGGACCAGCAGTTTGAGTATCTACCCAAGCACTTGTATCTGAATCCCAAGTCCATATAGAATCAGTCGAACCTACCATAGCAAAATACCCATCTGCTCCGACAGGATATGCTGCACTTAAAGCTTCTGGTGTAGCGAACCAGCCTAAGTTCATTGGGTCTCCTAATTTATTTGCTAAGTATGCCATATTTTTATATCCTATTTTTTATTAAACCATGTTTTTGAGCTTCCATAATCATCTTTGGAACTTTATCAATTACAATATTTGTTTCAAAAACATTTTTTCTATTAACTTCGATAATTTCATCAATACTCTTTGAAAGATTAGACATTAAATCATTTACTGTTTTAATATTATCTTTACTTATTCTTACAACATTATCTGTGATTTTATCCATACTAGATGTTTCATTTCTAATAATATCA